GTTTATCGCGACAGACACTAAAAATGCGACTAGTGCAACATATAAAGAAGTGGTTGATATAATATCAACAAAAACAACAGACCAAAAAATACGATATGCTGTTTTTGCTAAAATGTATTTAAGCTCGTCTCAAAGTGGGTTGTTGCAATCTCAATCATTCAATTATAGTAATACTGATTTGAAACAAGATTGGGGACCATCCGTGGAGACATTCTTTACAACAAAAAAATATTATTGTAGTGATTCAAATATTCCTTATATTACATTTAAAAGTTTGAGTCAAAATATTGATTTTTTAATTTCAAGATATAAAGATAGAGTTGGTAAAATTAATAGTATTAGTGCTAAAGATATTACTAAATTTTTAATATTATATGGTGAAAGCGGTATTTCACCGGAGACAGAATATACAACTCTAAACCCGACTGACGTGACAACAATTGAAAATAATGTTCAAAACGCTATTAATGTTTATAATCCAACAAGTGGGAATAATACTAATCAAACACCTCCGGCGACAACACCGGCACCAACAGCAATACCACCAACAACTAGTGGGGATAAAGGTATTCTTGAAGAGTCGTTAGTTTTAAACACTTATTTTTTTAAAAATTTAAAAATAAATAGTAATGGGTCTTTAAGTGGTGATTTTGTTATTCTTAGTAATGGTAATATTTTAAGTCAATCATATCCTGCTAAATTATATCTTCCGGGTCAAATGGATTTAGTTGAAATTGCTACTTTTACTATGAACACTAATAAAAATAATACAGGTTCATTCATAACTAATGCTAACGTTATTGAGGCGATAGAACTAGTTCGTAATGATAATACTTATCAAAATGCTTTTATTGTTAAAATTAATGCGTTTTCAGATTTAAGATTTGTACGTAATAAGGTCATTATGCCGTTGGATTGTCCTGGTGAAGGATTTACGTATCGTCAAATAATTGATGTTGGTGATTGGGATGCAATTAAAGATGACATATGTTGTAATTGTTACCCTAATCCGTATACCGGTATGGAAATTATTTGGGATGGAAAACCTTGTTCTAAGAATGGAACAAAATGTTAAATTAAATTTTTCTTAACTAACAGATATTTATATATAAAAAAGATTATGGATACAAAATCATTATTAGAGAATTACTTAGGTAAAAAAACTCGTACTACAGAAAAAGATATGGGTAACGGTTCAAAACAAGTCTGTGACTTAGATTCAGGAGATTGTTATACAATTAGAATGAAAGACGGTTTAATCGAAAGAGTTGACAATACAATGAGTCAAAATAGAAAAATACAAGTTGAAACAACAACTGGTGTAAAACAATTATTAAACGGATAAAATGAAAAAAATAGACAATAGGATTTTAGAAGAGATTGCTAGATATAATTCAATTAATAATTATATTGTAGAGCAAGACGCTACATTACCTCCACCACCGGGTGAAGACCCAAACGCTTTACCACCGGCAGGAGGTGCTCCGGCACCTGTTGACCCAAGTATGGCGGCACCGGCAGCACCTACAGGACCTCAACCTGTGGATTTATCCAATGACCCTGATGTTGAAAAAGTTGAGGGTGATGGAGAAACAGGTAAAACTGAAGAAATGGATATTACTGATTTAGTAAAATCTCAGAAAAAAGTTGAACAAAAACAAGAGGAATATTTTGATAACCTATTCCAACATTTAGATAATTTAGAATCTAAGTTAGGTGAAATGGACGGTATTATGACTAAGTTAAATGACTTAGAAATGAAAATTGAAAAATATAGAGAAAAAACTCCTCAAGAAAGATTAGAATTAAGAACATTAGATTCAGGACCATTCAATCAAAAATTAAGTCAATTCTTTGATGATAAGGAAGAGGATATGGAAAAATCAGGAAAAAATGAGTATGTTTTAACTCAAGATGAGGTTCAAGATTATTCACCAATCGAAATTAAAAAAACATTTAGAAATTTTGATGATTCTTCATCAGGGTTCCAACAAGTAAGATAATTAAAAGGGTCTTAGTACCCTTTTTTTTTTACAAAACAATTTGACAAACACACGGCTGACACTTATACTTTTATAAACCTTTAAATATTTTAAACACTATGGCGACAAATTCATTAGACGCAGTTTTGGCTCAATACGAGAAAGCAAAACAAGGTAGTACTTCTTCTACCTCAAAATTTACACAAGAAGAAAGAATGAAAAAATACTTCGCGGCTATCCTTTCAGATAAGGAAACTCAAGGTCAACGAAGATTAAGAATCTTACCAACTACAGATGGTTCTTCACCATTTAAAGAAGTTTGGTACCACGAGATTCAAGTTGATGGAAAATTCCAAAAATTTTATGACCCGGGAAAAAATGACAATGAACGTTCACCTTTAACTGAGGTTTACGAAGAACTTCGTTCGACAGGTAATGAAAATGACAAAAAATTGTCATCTACTTATTTATCACGTAAATTCTACATTGTTAAAGTTATCGATAGAGATAACGAAGAAGATGGAGTTAAATTTTGGAGATTTAAATCTAACTACAAAAATGAGGGTATCTATGACAAAATCATCCCTATCTACAGAAACAAAGGAGATATTGCTGACCCTGAAAAAGGGAGAGACCTTATCCTTGAATTAACAAAAGCTAAAACTCCAAAAGGGGCGGTTTACACGGTAATTCAGACAGTTATGTATGATGACGCGGCTCCAATTCACGAAGACACAAAACTTTCTGAAAGTTGGGTTAACGATGAATTAACTTGGGAAGATGTTTACTCTAAAAAACCGGTTGAATACTTAGAAGCTATTGCAAGAGGCGAATCTCCAAAATGGAATACTGACAAAGGTGGTTACGATTATGGTAACTCTGATGAAAGTGAAACTTCATTTGGTGGTTCTAAACCATCGGCTCCAATTGACCCACAAGCGGGCGCTGAAGAGGATGATGATATGCCATTCTAATCAAAAAAAAACTTGGACAAATAACTTGGACACTAAGACATAATTAGTGTCCAACTTGTCTAAAAAAACTCAAAAAATTAATTTAACTTAGACATATGGCGATTAAAAAACACGATTTTAAGTCCATTAAGGACAAATTCTCGACATCTGCAAAATACAAACCACAAAGGTTTTTCGACTTAGGTCCTGACTTTTTGGATGCTGTTGGTATTCCGGGACCGGCTATAGGACACTTAAATATGTTCTTGGGTCACTCAGATACAGGTAAAACAACTGCGTTGGTGAAATGTGCTGTTGATGCTCAGAAAAAACAAATATTACCGGTATTCATTATTACCGAACAAAAGTGGTCATTTGAACACGCAAAACTTATGGGTTTTGATTGTGAAGAAATGGTTGATGAAGAAACGGGTGAATTAGAATGGGACGGGTTCTACATCTTCAATAATAACTTTAGTTATATAGAACAAATTACAGATTACATTAATAGTTTACTTGACGCTCAAGAGAAAGGTGAATTAGATTATAGTTTATTGTTCTTATGGGATTCTGTTGGTTCAGTTCCTTGTAAAATGACTTTTGAAGGTAAAGGTGGTAAACAACATAACGCGGCGGCGTTGGCTGACAAAATTGGTATGGGTATCAATCAAAGAATATCGGGAAGTCGTAAAGCGGATTCTAAATATGAGAATACTTTGGTTATTGTTAACCAACCTTGGGTTGAACTTCCGGATAATCCATTTGGACAACCTAAAATTAAGGCTAAAGGTGGTGAGGCGATTTGGTTGAACTCCTCATTAGTTTTCCGTTTCGGGAATGAAAAAGGTGCGGGAACAACAAAGATTACCGCGACTAAAGATAAAAGAACTATCAAATTTGCTGTGAGAACTAAAATCTCAGTAATGAAAAACCACATCAACGGATTGGGTTATGAAGATGGTAAGATTATTGTAACACCTCACGGATTCTTGGCAGGTAAAGAAACTACCGAAGAAAAAGCGTCTATTGAGAAATACAAAAAAGAATACTCTGAATATTGGAAGAATATCATCGGAACAGATGGTGATTACGATTTGAAAGAGGTAGAAGAAAAAGAGGTAGAAGAAAAAGAGTAGTAACGA